TCCCAAGCGGCTGAGAGCCGCATCAAAAATATCGTTCTGCGCCGATGTCAGCCTGCCAAAACCGGGAGCGACCTGCCCACGAAGACCGCGAATTTCGTCCGCCTGGGTATTCGATAATGCACTGAACTTATCCAGGTCCCTCTGGAATCCTCGGTCAGTTGTAATCACCGCATCATTGCCCGTTGGGCCAATATTAAATCGAAAAGTCGGATTTGTTGTCGGAAAGGAGAAATCCGCAGCCAACGGGTGGCTTGAACTCCCGCCACCGCTTAGCGCACTTGCTCCAACAGCCCCCACTGCCGATATTGCTGCTGTCCAAGGCATATTAACCCTCCCCTACTAATTTATGCTCAAAGGCAATTTCGATCTCACCCGTGCGTGCTGTGTTGTGAATGCAATAAATAACTGTGTCATTCTCAAGCGCCTCAAAGGCATGCTGTACCCCGGCAGCTATATAAAGCGGCTTGGGGGCTTTCTCTTCACCGGCATAAACACCCCCCTTCCAAACCTTCACCGACCCTCTGGCCAACATGCTTGTGTGTGCGTATTTATGGGCGTGCTGTGGAACCAGCGTTCCCTTCTCCGGGATGTGCATCTGAACGATTGCCACATCATCAACAGTCTGAAAGTCCAGACGAATAGGCTGCACTACATCGCTCACGCCAAGACATGTGCTGCAATCAAGCCCGGTACATTTGCTCATGGAACCCTCTTCAAACAGACAATCATTGCTATTCTCTCTCTGTCGCTATTGTTCTCAACCCAATGACTAACATCATTCCGAAACCACCAAACATCACCGTCTTGGGCTTCAATCACACCATCATCCCAACAAAAAAGAGACCCTTCCGGGGTCTTGATGGCGACATAATATTTCTCGTGAACTTCTGCGTGCCAGCCATAGTCTACATGCGGGGCTATCTTTCCGCCGGGCTCCAAACGGGTTAACAAAACACCGCCCAGTTCACCCCCACCCGCCAAATCAATGACCTCCGCGACAATCGGGATGGCCGCGTCCAGATCATCTGTGGGAGCAAGCCACACACTTTTATGCTCATCACAGAAGGCCGACATGTCATTGCCGTTCCGGGCTGTGTATTCATCAAGATCACGGTATCTCAACCAAATGTCGGTAGAGCCATAATGGGGAGACCCGGCACCAATCCGTGCTGTCTGAGCCCCCCAATGATGCGGGTTTTCTGTTAGTTGATTTGCAAATTTACGAACATCAAGGCCGCTGGCCAACTTAGTGAATGACGCGGTCACGGTCGATATCGACACTCTCAAACTCGAATGCTGGACCTTCAAATATCCCGTGCTTGTGCCCGACACGCCTAGCCACGCCATGCGCGCAAACCACCACACAGAACCCTTTCATATCCGCGTCTGCGTAATAGGTGAGGTTTCGCTTTCTCCCTACCTGCCTGATAAGGTTAACAACCACTTCCAGTTTTGTTCTGAGGCTTGTTTCTGGAAACCACAAAACCGTTTCTAGAAAAACCGTTTGGCCTACGTCACGACAGAAGATCATTCCAACCGGCTTGCCTTCCTGAAGAAGCGTCCACCCGGTATTAAAATGAACAGACACTCGCTCCATAAACAGATCCTTGAAGGCCTGTGGATCAAGGCCCTCCTCGAGATCAAAAGGATTGCTCCCGCCTGTCTTATAAGACGCCCAGGCATGGGCAACGTCTCTTTCCTCAAAGAACCGAAACCCACAGTCCCTCTTAAGGGTTAGCCGCAACTTCCATGACGGGTTTTTAGACGTCTTCTTTTTATGGGAACGCTTCAGTCTGGATTTCGAGCTGGTCGATGTCAAAAGTGCCTGTTCCATCTACTTCCAATTCTATCTGAATGTCATTTCCCGATCCGGCCACCGAAACAGGTTGGCGCTTCAATCTCTGCCGGAAGGGAGCCCCGAAATAAACCTCTCCGCCAAAATAGGCGTCTCCACCATAAAAAGACGCACCTGAAACCGCTCCCAACGAGACATTCACCGTCACGTCATAGCCAACATTTCCGCCCCACATAACCGTGACGCCAACTGTTGCAGGATCTACCTGTCTGTATCGCAGCGTTCCTAGAAAATCGAACAACTCACCATTTTGGCCATGCTCGATAAGATGGGACTTACGAAACGCCCTGATATTACTATCGCCACCATCCCCAGATGACCCAGAGCCCTCAAGGCGGTAAATGTTTCCAGACGCATCCCCAAAGAAGATGTTCTCCAATCCCGTGCTTGGATCAAACATCCGCATTACCGCCGTGGGCTGCTGCAACGTGAAGTCTCCCTGCGTTGTCCAGAGTGACCAGGGAGAAAGCCCCGTCCTCGCATCCAATAAAGGCTTGTGGCAAACCCAAATCTTGTCTTGACCAGAGGGGAAGAAAAAAACCCTCTGTGTTCGGCTGTTAAATTCTGCCTGCCATGACGTTCTGTCTGCTATCTGGTTTTTAATCCACCTTGTCAGATCATCAGCCTCTACATTCCCAAATGTATCGGTTGAGCGAAGACTTTCAATCAACCCCTGTCGGCCATAGAAAACATCATTCCCGACATTAACAACCGCTTCGTCTCCCACCGATGCTGAATTGAAATACAGGCTATCAAGCCGATAGTCGGTTGCATCATTGCCGGTAAAAAACCATATCCGCCCCTCGGCACTGGAAATAATTGTCTTCCCAAAGGCCGACAACATCGCATTAACCGGCCTGAGATCTGGCGTCAGGACATAGAATGCGTCGGCATCCCCTGAAATCCCCGTAGAACCCGCGCGGTTCGAAACCGTTATGTCGGTGTAATCAGAAACAGCCGACCCAACTACCATATGAGGAACAGCCGTCGCACTTTCAGAAATATTCCCGAAAAATGCCCGTTCGTCTTCCACAAAACAATATTTCGCCTTGAAATTTGTCTTGTCTGGAAACGTCACCTTCTGAAGCGTCGCGCCGTCCCATTCATAGACATCCTCAAGCAAAGCTAAGTCTGTAATCAGCACCTTGTCGTCAAGTGTAAAATTATGCTCAAGTCTTCCGCGCAACTTCGCGCCTGCATTCACTGACACCGTTGTGTCGGTAAAGCCCGTCGCGCCGTCCCATTCGTAAACTTTCGTTCCCGCTTGAACCAGTGCAGACGTGGTGCCGTCTGCCTTCAATAGCTGGGCAAAGCCCCTGATCTCTTCTGCATTGGTTGCCGTCCCCAGAAGATCAATTGGCGGGCGCCGTGCGAACTTCCCACTGTCTAGCTCAAGATCGAAATTCTCTCCCTCGGTGCATTCTTCGGGCCGGACTTGTGCTTCTGGTGCGACAGAGTTAATCCCTCCACCAAAGCGTATGGTGGGGTTGCTAACCCCTTGGCGCTGCTTCTGGCTTCCTGTCTTAACTGGCATTCATCGGGTCCGTTGTATTTTGTGCCGTGCGGACCGGGCCCCACCTTGTAGGCCGACTCAGTTTCTGAGCAAGTCTCGTTGCCAGTGACAAGGAAGACCGGAAAACAGCTCCATCAAAACGTCCCCTGCGTTCTCTTGTGTAGAGTTGAAGAACGACGCTTGTCATCGCCTGATAGACATTATCATCAAAGGGCATAATATCCGCCGCGACGGCCATAATCAGGCTCTTGTCATATGTGATTGTGTAGACATTCCCCGCCTCAACAGAGGTGGGCGTGGTGTCCAGTCTGATTTTCCCAAGGATGGGCTCAATCACCGCGAACTGCGCAAGGCCGGTGTAATTGGACGGGATCAACTGATCAATCCGCATCTGATCGAACCCGCCCGGATACTCATAAATGGTCTGGCCGTCTGTTGTGTTAATCAGAGGCCAGCGGATAAGAAGCAAATCAGAGGGTGTGGTATATTCCCGTGTGCCATCAACAAAGGTGAGACTTGCTGTGGCAGCTTCATTAATGACTGGTTCATTCGGTAAATCGAACAAGGTCGAAATGCCGATATTCCACTGATTGACGATTTCATCAATCTCAACCTGACGCGCAGAGTCGGTTAGCGAGCTTAGCTCACCGGCCTCGCCCTGAAGCCCTTTTGCACGTCGTAGAACGTCATTGACGCCGTTAAGCAGCGTTTTCGCCATGTGCCAATTCCCCTGCTTTAATCCGTGCCTTCAAATCAACCATCTTGTCTTTAGGCGATTGGCCAAGCCCCAATTCTTTGCACCTCTTTCGAAGTGCTGGCATTTTCATCTCATCGACCGGGATAACGACCGGAACCGGCTCTGTAATAGGAGCCAGCGCAGGCTCTCGCCCGGTCAGGCCCCTATTGCGAATAGCCAATCTCATCAAGACAGCCGGGGCGTCCAGGCCCTCTTTGATGGTTGAGAAATCAAAGCGCTGCCCAACAAGAAACTTGCGCAAGTCAGACCTGCGCATGATTTCGATCAGGTCTCGTTCATCAGCAAAGTCTTTGATTTCCATATGTCACCTTTAAAGGGGTAATGGGGGCCACAAGACCCCCACACCGTTTAATTGGACAAGTTCGTCGCGCCGCATTTGATGGCCCGTACCCAAGCAGGGTTAAGGACAGCACCCGCGTGCCACAGCTTGTACGCAATCGTCATGATTTCATTGAATGGATCGGAGGTCCCGCCAGAGCCGAACGGCTTGGAGATAACCTCGATTGCATCAATGTTTGAGCCCGGATCAAAAACACCATCCGGGTATTGAACGCCCAAACCAACAGAGCCCAGTGCATCCATGCCGTAGATAGGCACGGTGTACAGGTCAATGTTTGTCGCACCACGCAGGTCAGTTGACCCGGTTGTGCCACCGGAGTTGGTGTCAATACTAGCTTCCTCAGACTGGATAAAGCGAACCGCCGTACCCGCGCTCTGAATCATGCCAAACTCACCCGGAGCCGTCTGTGTCTGACTGCCATAGGTTTCAACGCCCTTGAAGCCAGCGAGCTTCGAGATGTCATACGCCACGTCCGTGTGCGCAATCCCCCAATAAGACGGGAGAATGGGCGAGGTTCCGATATTCGTGGAACCCGGTGTTTGCGGCGTAAATGTCATTGCCGTGTTTCGATTGAGCGTATTCACAGTCTGCTCAATTGAGGCGACAGTCATTTTGGACACAACCGCACCATCAGACCCGGCATTCCCAACGCGAACAATTGTCGCATTGTCTTCAACAATATTGCGCTGAAGGCGGTTTGCCGAACGTCCCGCAGAAATCCCGATGACTTCGAAGATTTTGTTCATCTGGGGCGAGAAGTTAAACACGTCGGCCTCTTCATTGAGGATAACGTACTGACCATACTTGGCGACAGTTGCCACCACGTCTGTGGTTGAAAGCGCAACTGAATCGCGGCCTTGCATATAAGATGCATCGCCGGTCAGTTCCGAGAGCGCTGTAGTGGATGGCGCGATGTTTTCAATCCGACGCCATTTGAGTGTTGCCGTGCCACCGTGACGAGAAATCTCACCGGGAGAAGTCCCGGTAAAATAAACCGCACGGGGTTTAGCGTTGCGTAGAAGCGACTGAACCATGATCACATTGATCGGTTTTTGAAGTTCTACGTCTGTTCCTGAAATACCTAAAGCCATGACTTGTACCTTTCTAAGTCACGCCCCGGCAGTGTTTGTTAGCGACCTTGATTCCTGAGAAACTCATTAAATTCTGAGTTATTCATGGCCTCAAGATTTGGTTGTGCCGCGTCTGTCGGAGCTTTTGTGGTTGCACTTTTGACAGCAGCAGCCATGGCGTTACGATCATCGGTCGCAGATTGATCAATTGGGCTTCCAAGTGACCCGGAAAACTTGCCTGCCAGTCCCTTAAGGACTTTCTGCCAAGCATCAGGGTTCTTGTATCGTTGAGTAAACGCTGTTGCCACACGCGGATCTCGGGCCGCCTCCCCTTGCAGGAAGTCTTGCGCAACATGTTGGTGCGCTCCCGTTGCTCCAAGGATAGTCTTTGCCGACTCTTCAATGTCGGCTCGGCTCTTATCCTTTGCGCGGCTATTTTCCATAGCTCGCTCAACAGCTTTATTGATCTGTTCATCTGTTACCGATTCAGCCTTGTCTGCTTTGTCGGTGATCTCCGCCTGTTGTGTGCCAGCTTCAAATTCCGCCAACACGTCATTCAGGTTTTGTTCCTGTGCGCCACTCTCCTCAGAAGCAGGCTTTGCCTGTTCATCGGTTTCTGTAACCACGGCTTGATTTTCTTCCATAGTATCCTCGTTTTGAGGTTGAAACTGCGCTTGCGCGCATCTAGCTTTCGCCAGATTCC